CTCATACATCAGTATAGAGAAAGCACTTGTATTGATGAATGGTCCACAGGGTCTTGCATTTGGTACATTTTTCTCCACTGCCAATCAAGTTGAAAAGATAGACATATCTAAGACACACGTGATATCCATAGCAATGGTCAACGACAAGATAGAAGGCGAGTACAAGAGAATATTCTCTAAAGTGGTCGTTCCTGACAAACCAAAGATTATTGTATAATGGCACATTTTGATAAGCATAGTAAAAGCATCAAGGCACTGGTCGATACAACTGAGGCCATGCTTGACATTATGGAAAAATACGGAGTAGATCCAGAAACAGTATCACAGAGACCTGAATTCACTGTGCTAATCCACTTCTTAAAATCTATCATCGATGGAGAATTAAATATTCCAAACGAGCTAACAGACACACTCAGAGAAAAAGGCGAAGAACTAGGCATAAACATAGACGACATTAACAAAAGGTTAAACTAATGGCATACTACTCGACTAAAACATACGGACACAACATAGGACTTGCTTGTGTGTTCAGACAACCCAACGCAGATCACTCACACTGTCACCTGTTACACGGGTATAGTTTACAATTTAAGTTTACATTTGGCTGTGAGAAATTAGACAATAAAAATTGGGCAGTGGACTTTGGCGGACTTAAACCTTTAAAGAAATGGCTAGAAGATAATTTTGATCATAAACTTGCATTAGACATGACAGATCCTCATCTAGAAAAATTCAAAGAGCTTGAAGCATTGGATCTAGCAGAGATTAGATTGTTTGATGGTGTTGGTACAGAGAAGTTTGCCGAACATGCTTTTAGATTTGCAGACAATTTAATAACAGTCAAGACAGATGGAAGATGTTGGGTTGAAAGTGTGGAATGTGCAGAACACGGAGCAAACAGTGCCATCTACACTAGAAAATAAAATCCTAATAGACTACAACAATAAAAAAGTCAAAATTGACATATACAACACATCATTAGGCAAAAGATTCATAGAAGCACTCAAAGACAATCTTGTACAAAAAAGAATACTTGAAAAAAACTTCTGTTTCCTAGGCTGGGCAAGTTCCACAAGAGATTTAAACTTCCTATGCGGAGAACTTAATAAAAGCATAGAACAAATAAATTCATTTGCATTTGATCCACCATACGAACAAATACATCCGTTTGTTGCAGATGACTTCCAATACTCTGCAAGTCTTAAGACAGGACTTTGTCCAGACGGCGATGAAATGTCCAAACCAGGTCTACGATTAAAACACGATTCTTGTAATCTACTGCACAGATACTTTGAAGAACTGCAAGGCACTGCATGGGAAATATCCGAATACTACACACAGGCCAATACAGAAACAAAGTATGCAATAAGACAGCTCAACAACATCTGTCATGAGATAGAAAGTTGGGTTTTGTCATATAGAAAAAGCATAGTGGAGCCTGAATGGGTACGACCTTCTCAGATCACAACATTTTTAAATGCACCTAGGCATGATTTACACAAAGAAGATTTTGAACTGTTCAAACAAAACAGATACGACAGAGAACTAGGAGGTGTGTACTTGCATTGGTCACAGGTGGGCAAAACACTAGTGGAAGTTTACAGAGACGAACACGCACCCAAGATGACTGAAGCATTGTGTTCAGAGATTAATCATCAGAAATACTATTCCGGAGAATTTGATATAGAATGGGGAAATACGATAACAGAAGCAACACATGATTTTAAAAAACAAGAAATAGACGGCTTTAGAGCATGGCTCAAAGAAAACAACTACGACTGGGAAGACTCTAAACTATCACTGGGTTATATTAAGATCGGACAGGTAGATCTAGAAACATCTTTTCAAAATCGTCCTTTCACTTCTATATACGAAGAGATGAAAGATAATTTAAATATAAAAAGTATTACAATTAGAGATGATGAAAATTGTTCAAACGATTTTCTTTATACACTTGATAGTGATAACTGGAAACAAATACAAATGGAAGGATTAAAAAGAGGTTATGAATCACGTAGTATGCGTTAAATGGGGCAACAAGTATCCTTCACAATATGCCAATGTGCTCAACAACATGGTCAAGCGACACACCACAGTGCCTTTTCAATTTCATTGTCTAACTGATGATCCCACAGGAGTAGATCCTGAGATAAACATAATTAAACTGCCTAATGATCCGTGGATTAAGTCATGGTGGAGCAAACTATGGATGTTCAGTCCAGACATGCCGTTGAAGGGCAACATATTATTTTTTGATCTTGATGTTGTTATTTTTGACAACATAGACGAGTTGTTCACACATCCAGGAAAGTTCAATATTATTAGAGATTTTAACAGATGTAGAGTACCAGATTGGAAACTGTCCAACTCAAGTTGTATGCGTTGGGAAGCAGGATCGATGGATTACTTATGGAACAAATTTGTAGAAAATCCAAGTGCAGTTATGCAACAGAACCACGGAGATCAAGATTGGATATCAAAAAAAGCAGTAAACGAAATAACACATTGGCCAGATGAATGGATCAGAAGTTACAAATGGGAGATGATTGGACTAAAAGATACTAAACTGTTAACCAAAGACGGTAAAAGTTTCTTTAGAACTCCAGTAACCATACAAAAAGGTAATAAGGTTGCTGTTTTCCATGGAAAACCAAATCCAATGGAATGTGCAGATCCTTTCGTCATTGACAACTGGAAGTAAAATTTAGTACAATTAATGTACTATGGCAAACAAGAGTTTCGGAAAAGTAAAAGTCAAAAAAATAAGTCCGGTGTTAGCAGATATACCTGAGGATTGTGGATATGAGAAACAATTCGAACACAACATCGATATGAACTCTAACGGTATTATGGCTGAATGTATAGAGTGGTGTCAAAAGAATTGTGAGGGCAAATGGGGTTGGTGGTTCGAACAAACGGACTTGTATGATCCTATGCGTCATAACTGGGAGGATCAAAACAGTTATATGAGCTTTGAAAACAAGTTAGATGCAACTAAATTTTGGTTGTCAATCGGAGTTAATAACATGGGTCGACTAGAGAGGTAAATATGGGTATGACAGTATTCACAGTAACAGACGAAGCAAAGAATCAAATGACTAAAATGTTAGAGAAAAATCCAGGCAACTATGCTGTGGGTCTAGCAGTGCTAGGTGGCGGTTGTGCAGGATTCAAATACGATTGGCAATTGATCGGTAAAAAAGAAGAAGTAAGCAAAGACGACGAAATAATCGAATGGGAAAGTGGCAGATTTGTTGTTGACGAAATATCTTTATTATACGTATCAGGAACAATCATCGACTGGAAAGAAGAATTATTTGGATCACAGTTCACTGTTGAAAATCCAAATGCAACATCAGGTTGCGGTTGTGGAGAAAGTTTTGGTGTCTAATGGATACAGCATTCATAATAGGCAACGGTGAATCAAGAAACATATACCCAATAGAAAAACTAAAAGGCAACGGAATAGTATATGGCTGTAATGGCATATACCGAGACCATCCCATGCTGTGTGATCACATAGTGGCAGTAAATCCTCCCATGCATGAAGAACTTGCAACATGGCACAACAACAAAGAATCTCCCTCAATACACGGAATAGACGACATATCCGAATGGAATTATATCTGTCAAGGAGATGACGGAGAAGAGGTGCCTGAAGGATTAAAATTATATAGATTATGGCGTGGTGGTGATATCAAAAAAGGTGGCAAAATTAGAACCATAGATTTTTCAGAGAACAGAGGATCAGGCATGAGTGCTGTGCTGATGGCGGCAGAGTCGGGCATAAAGAATGTTGTTATAATGGCATTTGACATACTAGGTGCCCAACAATGGGAAATGGAAACTCCTAGCAGAATACAAAATAACATCTATAAAAATTCTCCAAACTATCCAGACAGAGAAAGCATGAAGGCATATCTAAAATATGAATGGATGTATCAACTAAGACAAATTACTAGAAAGTTTCCTGGTACAAATTTTTATTTTATCAACCGTAAAGAATATCTATACGGCAACGCCTTTCTAAGATGGTACTTGGATCAACCTAACATTAAAGCAGGCATCTACGCTGACCTTCAAAGGTGGATAGACGGATCACGTGATAGTATTAAATGGCTTGAACTATAAAGTTTGAGTTGAACTAGCGTCTATCTTATACACTTTACGCATTTTTACACCTATCTTTTGTGCATACTTTTTTGTATCACAATTTGAACAGACATGTTTGTAGTCATTCGAAGCACGAGCTGGATCTACCTGCGATTTAGGTCGCATAAACTTTTCATTGCATGAATCACATTTGAATACATACACCGTATTCTTACGATGAAATGTGTGCATCGTACCTAATTTGCTCTCCCTCTTGTACAATCTTAGGGTCTTAAGCATTTCTATGAACATATTATTATTTAATAAATACGTGTATCATATTATGACAAGATTAACAGTAGACACAGGAACAGCAGGAAATTCAGCAACAGGCGATACTTTACGTACCGCTATGACTAAGATCAATGCCAACTTTGCGGAATTGGCTGGTGATCTACAAATGACCGGCAACACTTTATTAAGTGCTGACACAAATGGCAACATAATACTAGATCCAAACGGTACAGGACAAGTAAAAGTCAATGCAGACAGACTAGTGATCACAACAACAAAAACTGCAACCGCAATTGGAAACACAGGTGACGTAGCAGGATCTATATCTTGGAACGCAACAAATTTATATGTATGCACTGCGAACTATGATGGTTCCACAGTGATATGGAAAAAGATCACACTAGCGAGTATCTAACATGGCTAAGCAAACAATCAGGATTGGTACACAGGCTGATGATGGAACCGGCGACAGTATTAGAGTTTCGGGTGTAAGAATAAACGAAAACTTTACGGAACTATTTGCCACAAGCTCAGCACAATCACAAATACACTTTATAGAAAATAACATCACATCGACACTAACAAATTCAGACATAGTGTTGGCAGGCAATGGAACAGGGATTGTTCGAATGTCAACAGCTTTAACAATAGATTCAACAGTACGATTATCAGACAACAATATTACAACCAACACATCAAATGCTAATTTAGTATTAAGTGCTTCGGGAACAGGAATAGTCCAACTTCCTTCTGCCCCAGACATAGACGGTGGAGAGATAGACGGAATAGTGATAGGTGCAACAACACCAGCTTCTGCAACTTTTTCAACATTGAACTACAACAACTCTGCATTGATCATTGATGGCGTTACTGTTGCAGACAATACAATTTCAACAAATGCATCAAACAGCAATATAGAATTTAGCCCAGCTGGTTCAGGATATGTTGATGTGTCAGGCATCAAATTGCCAAACACCGACGGTACAGTAGGACAGGTTTTAAAAACAAACGGAAGCGGTCAACTATCATGGGCTACTTCAAGCATAATATTTGATGTTTCAATCATCGATGACGGCACAACAACACTGACTAACTCAACAACAACAGCTATTGACTCATTTAGTGCCTCAACTTATCGTAGTGCCAAATATCACATACAGATTTCAGATGCCACAGCCGACAGGTACACAATAATTGATGCAAACGTAACACACGACGGAACGAATGCATATGTCAGCACATTTGGTGCGGCAACAAACGGTGATGGCGACGGATCTACCATATATGATTCAATTACCCTATCAGCAGACATTAACAGCGGTAATGTTAGGTTGCTAGGAACAGTAAATAACACTAACAATCAGGTTTTAAAATTTATTAGGAGACCTATTAAGGTATAGTATGACACAACAGACACTAAACGTAGGAACAAATGCAAACGACGGTACAGGTGATACGTTAAGAGCGGCTATGTTAAAAGTGAACACTATGTTCACAGAGTTGTATGAGTCTCCGTTGTTCTCCGGTAACATAGTAGTCAGCGGTAACAATATTAGTGCCAACAGAAGCAATGATGACCTTGTGTTAACCCCTAGTGGAACAGGATCAGTAACAGCACCAAAAATTATCATAGATGAAAATATATCAATAGAAGATAACGAAATAAAAACCACACAGTCCAACTCGGATCTTGTGCTTTCTGCTTCAGGCTCAGGCAAAGTTAAAATAGAAAACATAGACATCAATGACGGAGCCATAGATGGAGCAGTTATAGGAGCCAATTCAGCGGCGGCAGGAACATTTACTACAATCACAGTGAACAACTCAATGGCCATCGATGGAGTTACAATAGCAGACAATACAATTTCAGCAAATGCATCAAACAGCAATCTTGAACTGTCAGGTAACGGTTCAGGAAAAGTTTCTTTGAGTGGCTTGTTGTTTCCGACATCCGATGGCAGTGCAAACCAATTCTTAAAAACAGATGGTTCAGGAAACTTAGGTTTTGCAACAGTAAGTACTTCATTAAATCACTCAGACATCGCTGACAGCACAACAACTGTGGCTTCGTCTGCAACAACACAGATAGATGCATTTAGTTCTGCCACGTACAGAAGTGCAAAATATTTTATATCAATAGCAGATGCAACGAACAGCAGATTTGAAATAGTAGAAGCCAATGTGATACATGGACCAAGTGCTGACAGCACAATCGAAGCATACGTGACTGTGTTTGGAAACACAGGATCTTACTCTGCACCACTATGCACATTCACAGCAGACGTAGATGACGGTAATGTTAGATTGTTAGCAACAAACATCACTAGTGATAGTTGTGTATTCAAATTCCAAAGAACAGCAATCGACCTATAGTTTTACATTCGGTTTATAAAATTTAGAATAAATAATCGTAACAAAAGGATTATATAAAGCATGGCTAAACAAACAATCGGCATAGGATCTAGTGCAAACGACGGTACAGGTGATCCATTAAGAACAGCATTTGACAAGATAAACGACAACTTTGACGAATTATACGGTACTTCCTTAACTGAAAGGGTATCACTTGATACTAGTCCGCAGTTAGGTGGCGCTTTAGATGTTGTTACTCACAGCATTGTTTCAACTACCAACAGAGATATTATTTTGGCACCGCATGGTACAGGTGCAGTTAAAGCCAGCTCATTAAAATTTTCAGGAACATCAATCAGTTCAGATGATTCAACACAGGTACAAATAAACGAAGGCTTAAACGTGTCAGGTGCAACAACTTTATCAACAAGTTTAGCATTGGCAACAGGTGCAACAGTTACAGGCGTTGACAATGGTGCATTAGGATCAAGTGCAACACTATTGGCCACACAAGGTGCAATTAAAACTTATGTTGACGCACAGGTCACAGCAAGTGATCTAGACTTCACATCAGATGACTCAACAACAAATTCAATTGACTTAGATTCTGAAGTATTACAGTTCTCAGGTGGAACAGGAATCGAAACAAGTGCATCAGGCAAAACAGTTACAACAAAAATAGATTCAACAGTGGCAACACTAGTAGGTTCACAAACATTAACAAACAAAACTTTAACAGCACCAACAATTAATGCGGCGACAATGACAGGTCCAGTAACTGTTGATTCAATTACATTAGACAATAATATAGTAAAATCAAATGTTTCAAATGCCGATTTAGAATTAGAGGCCAATGGCACAGGAAGTATTAGATTGATTGCACCAACAACAGCAGTTTCTACTTTAACAACAGTAGATATTACCACAGTAGGTACACATACAGTCACAGGACAATCAGACATAGATGCTGTAAGAATTAAAGACAACAACATTACAACAAATGCATCAAATGCCAATCTTGAATTATCAGCCAATGGAAGTGGCGTCGTAGATGTAAAGAAAGCGATGACTACAATTGGACAAACCATAACAGGAAATGTTGCTATAACAGGACAGTTAGACATTGACAATATTGCAATCAGTGGAAATGGTATTATTGCAACAAATTCAGGTGGAGGTATTAACATAAATCCAAATGCTACAGGACAGGTAACAATTGGTGGAACAGTTGTACAAGTTCCAGGCATGTTCTCCACAACCAACCTCAACTTGACGAACAATCTATTCCTTGGCGCCAATGCAACGATAACAACAAACGTTTCAAATGCAGATATTAATGTACAAGCAAATGGTACAGGATCGGTGTATGTTGAAGAGCTTCGTTTTAGACAGAATAACATCACTACACACATAACAAATGCTGACTTAGAATTGAACACAGACGGTACAGGTACAATTGAATTGCAAACAG